ATTAAGTCGTGTGGTCTTCCGATCTGTTCGAACTATTCACGTAGGCACGATATAGCCGAAAGAACCTAAGTTATTTTAGGTTAATAAAGCGGTTAATTTTCCTACTTATTCTAAATTTATTTATTTGTTGTTAAATTTATACAAAACTCTTGACTTTAATTTAAATATATGTAATAATGTTTCTATCGTTTCACAAGGAGAGTAAGCAAATGAATAGACAAAATTTAAACCAGTTGATTGCTAAAACAATTAAACAAATATTAATAGATAACAAAAAAGTTATTGAACAGTTGGGCATGTCGTCTTATAATTTTTATCAATTTAAGAATGAATACCCTGAACAAATTCTTATAATTAAAAAAGGTTTATTAGTGCAAAATGTTTTTATAGACATAAAAGTGCCTGATGATTTTTTATTTAATACCCCTGATGCTATAAAAGGGGATAATGACAAAATGATTGAATTGTATAAATTGGGTTCATATGCTGAAACTTTGCTTAAAGTTGATATATTTACTGCATTAATTAAACCTGATAATAAAAAAGATTAACTATGAATAATACTCAGCAGCTATTACAATTAAGCAATATCAACTGTGAACTTCTAGGTATTATTGATTCTTTGCAGAAGCAGTTGATAAAAAGAGATGTGATTATTTCTAATCAAAAAGATAGGATTATAGAGCTTACAGATAAGCGTGATCTATACAAAGAGAATTGTAAGTTTTGGAAACAAAAGAATGATAAACTTTGTAGTGATATTACACAGATGTTGAAAAAGACTTACTTATGATTAAAGAGCTATATTATATTTTGTTTCTTTTTCTATTGTTGCTTTTACATGGTTTCTTCTTGTATCTATTGATGCAGAAGCTGTTAAAAGCCAAAAATTCCCTGATACACATAAAACAAAAAGAGGATAACAAATGACTACTGAAAACCCTAATAAAATTGACTTGAGCAATTATAAAGCAGAGGAAGGAAAAGCAAAGCTTCCTAAACTTCTTGATGATATTAAGACTAATATGGATAATTTTTTAACTAAAGAAGAGCAAGATTTCTATATAAAAGAAGTTTCTTTTATGATTACTGGCACTAGATATCCAACAGAAGCTATATTGAAAGATATTCAAGATGGTTTGGCTGATATTGATGATTTAGGAAATTAACATGGCTAAAAGAAAACAATTTGCTAAACCTAATAAAAATGGTTTAAAAATAATAAAAAAAAAAGAAATAAAAATAATAAAAAAAAAAGAAATAGCAATACTAAAAAATCTTTTTTTGTTATGGATAAGAATGATTTTGATACGTGGTATGACTATGAAGTGAAAGGATAGTAAAATTATGAGTAATAAAAGAGAATTAGATAATAAATATTTACAAATGCTACAAGATGGTGTTGATGCTAAAGTTGTAGTTCTTAAAATGACTAAAGTTATTGAATCTAATAAAGTTTATGAAGCAATGACAGATTCTCTGATTGCAGCAATCATTGCATCAGATGACATAACTCTTAAAGTTTGGACTGACAACTTTTTAAAAGAGTTACAAAAATAGTTATGGGTGCTTTCAGTAAAGCGAATGGACTAGAAAAAGAAAAAGTCCCATTTGGTCAAAAGAAAAGCAAAGGCAGTTTTGGCACTAAGCCATCAAGAATAAAGCCTAGAAGTAAGAAGATGATTGCTGAAAAACTGGATTCAAACCCATACAATAGTTATCTTCATAATTCTGGTCAAGTTTGCATAGTATGTGGTTATCATAAAATTGAAGTTCATCATATTACAGATATTAAAAGAATAAAAGGTAAGCGTAGGTGTTGGAAGAGAGCAGTTACTTTATGTGACGAGCATCATAATAGATTCAATAGTAAGGTTTCTATTCATGCTCTTTCTGATAGGTTCTACGATGAGATTATGAGCTTTGAAAAGCTTATGTGGCATAGTGATAGACTATGGAATGAATATCAAGAATACTTAAGGAGTAAGATATGAAAAAAGAAAACCCTGTTTTAGGAAGTGGAAAATTTAAAGTTAGTGCTTGCAAAGGAGAGAACGCAGTTCGTGGTAAGTTTTATGCTTTAGCTATTACTCCACATACTGGCTTACCTCGAAAAGTTGGAGAACCACTTTCAAATGATGAAAAGATACATTTTATTAATGATGTGAGTGATGTTGCAATATATTTCACGAATACTGAAGCAATAGATGTTGTTATTAATAATTTAAACAAAGTTAAAAATTTTTTACAAGAAGAAGAATAATATGTACGCACAAATGACAATAATTGGTAATCTTACAAAACAACCTGAAATAAGATATATACCAAGTGGCACTGCGGTAGCAAAATGCTCTATCGCATATACAGATGGTTTTGGAGACAAAAAAACTTCTCATTTTATAGATATTGAACTATGGGGGAAAACAGCTGAAGCTTTTAATCAATACTGTAGAAAAGGCTCAAAGATTATGATTGTTGGTTTTCCAAAATTTGAGCAATGGACTGCACAAGATGGAAGTAACAGAAATAGACACTCTCTAAGAGTTGAAACTATGAAAATGTTAGATTCAAAAAGTGATGCACAAGGTCAAAATGGATATGCAGGTACACCACCTCCACATAATCCACAAGTGGAAAAGCAAGGTGCAAATCCACAGTATAATAACCATAACCATCAAGCTCCTGTAGTTAATGAACATACAATACCTGAGATTGATATAGATGAAGATGAAATTCCTTTTAATAATGGTTAAATATACCTATATACAAATATTTAAAATGGAATCATATTGATTGTATATTTATTTTTAGATATTCTTTTGGCTAAAAGCACCTCTGGTGAAAGATGTAAACCTGTTATTCAATACGATTCCAATGGTAATTTTATTGCAGAATATATTTCTTTTAGTTCTGCAAAGAGAATTAATGGTTATTCTATGGAAAGACCTATTAAAAGTGGTAAAACTGACAGAAAAGGTTTTAAATGGAGATATAAATGAGTATTTTAAAAAATTTACAGAAAAAAAGTCAAAAGAAAAACGATACAGTTTTAAAAGCTGGCATTGTTTTACTTTTAGATACGCAAGAGCAGTTTAACAAACTTGCCTCTTGCATGGGATTAGAAGAAGATAATATATCTATTGATGGTGTTTATGTTGCATATATGGATGAATATCCTGCATTACAAGTTGAACCTATTACGAACTTTGCAGAAGATATTGAAAATGCTTTAGAAGCTTTTGAGCATAAGAATCTAAAGCCTATTGATATTGATGTTTGGTTTAAACGAAATAAAATAGTATAGATAGCTATACTGAAAGGAAAAAGATGAAAGTAAGAGTAAAGATAAGTAATAATGAGGAATATATGTATAGTGGACATGATGCTTCTAAAGTGTCATCCCTAAATAAAGGCGATATTGTTTATTGTAAAAATGATGCAGAGAATACCATAAAATATAAATATCTTGACACTAAAACAGATACTATAACACTATCTGTAATATAAAAATAGCATAGTATAAATATACTGTGTTGAAAGGATAAAAAAATGAAAGTATATGTAATAATAAAAGATGATGATGGCAATTTTCATCAAGGTGCAGTGGATAATTCTAAAGCGATTATAGTCTCTAAATTAGTTCCAGTATTTCCTGCAAATGCTTTTACAAAAGATTTAATTGAAGCAATTCAGATACTAAATGAAAACATAAATGAAAATAAAACAATTAACAAAACTATTTAAAGCAAATAAAATTAGGATTAAAATGAAAAGAGAATTTGAAAACAACCCTATGATTATCCATCTACCTGATGGTATTGGGATTTTAGAAGATGATTTAGAGATAAATGTTATAAAAATTGATTTTAAATTGATTAAAGAAAAAGTTTTTTTTACTGTATGCGTTAATGATTTTTTATTTATCAATAAAGATTATAAATTTATTGACAATGAAGATAAAGCTGCTTATTTTGGTCAAAATTCCCAGCTTAGCAATGGCAAAACAAAACAATATTCAAGTATTGATGCAAGAGCTGTATCTGTTATTACTGCAATTATTGAAGGCAAAATTAGATTATCTCCTGAAATGAATAATTTTCAAGAATAATTTAAGTTTGATACTGATATAATTTTCATCAACCCATATCAAAAAGAGACTCTTTGGTCTCTTTTTTTATAGTTTTACAGAGTAATTGTATGTGAAATTTTTATTACTCTCTAAAGTTATATATTATGAGTTAAATTATATGATTTTATCTCACATAGCTTTATTTTTTATGGAGAATTGGCTGAGATGGGTTAAGGCACTATTTTGCTAAAGTAGCGATGTAATTAAAAAGCATCCAAGAGTTCGAATCTCTTATTCTCCTCCACTAATGTTAAAAAAGCTTTTTATAGAGCAGGTTGTTTCGTCCAGTTTCTCCCTGTTCTATAAAGGGCTTTAGCCGAGTAATTGAAACTGGACACTTCAATTTACTCCCCTTAAATATTATTGTCTGAAAGTATAATATGAAAAATCTTATTCAGATTCTACCTGCTTTAATTGGTTCAGAAAATATTAATTCTGTAAATTCACGTGATTTGTATTCGTCTTTAGAGCTTGGTAAAGGTCAATATTTAAGATGGATAAATAAAAATCTAGTAGATAATGACTTTTTCTATGAGAACAAAGATTACATTAGGGTTCGACAAGATGTCGAGGGTAATCAAGTAGAATCTTTTGTTGTTTCTCTTGATGTTGCAAAACATTTATCTATGATGTCAAAAACTTCTAAAGCTCACGAATTTAGAAACTACTTTATTGAAGTAGAAAAAGAATCTAAACAACCTAAAACAGAGCTAGAACTTATTATTCAATCTGCACAACATATGCAACAAATACAACAAAAACAAATTATACAAGATGAAAAACTTTTAATTGTTGAAGATAAAATTGATTTTCTTGAAAATAAAAGCCCTGTATCTTATAATCAATTAAAAGCTTTAGAAGATAAAAGAAAATCTAAAACAAGAGAATTAGTAGGATACGATACTTCTAATGCTGTTTCAGTTGAAAACTACAGTAAAACTATTAGGATTTTAACAAAAAAGTTTAAAGATAGATTTTGTATTGCTAGATATGCTGATCTTCCTAAAGATAATTTTAGTGATGCAATGAGTTGGCTAAATGATATTAGCTTAGTAGATTTAATTTAAGGAGAAAAAATGTTTAAAATTTTAGATAAGGTTTGTACACCCACAAAAGGTACAAAATATAGTGCTTGTGTTGATTTGTTTGCAGCTAAAGATGTAGTTGTTGGTGCTGGTGAAACTGTTTTAGTTCCACTTGGAGTTAAGATTGATTTAGAAAAACTAAAAGAAAACTATATTAAAAATAATAAACTTAGAGATGAAAAAGCAGGACTTCCGCCTTTAAGTAAAACTTTTGAAAATAAATATTTTAATGAAGAATTTTTAAAATCACACCAACTAAACCTACATATAAGAAGTAGCATGAGTGCAAAGCATGGACTTATTATTGCAAATGGTACTGGAATTATTGATTTGGATTATCCTGGTGAAATTATGATTTGCTTACACAATCCTATTGTTGGAGCAACATCAAAACAAGTCTCACCCAAAACTGAAAAAATAACTACCTTTAATTGTTGCTCAGGCGACAAAAACAGATACGCTATCAAAAAAGGTCAACCAATAGCACAAATAAGCCTAGTAGAACACAAGACTTATTTACTTGGTGTTGGAAGTGAAGAAAAAAGAATAGGTGGTTTTGGTAGCACAAATGTTTAAAAGATATATTATCATACTGGTACTCTTGATTGAGTGTCTTGGTGTAGTTGTTTTAAGTGACTAGATGCGAAAGCTAACGTATATATTTAAAGGAAAATGAAAAATGAATCAAGAAATTAAAACAGATACTTTATGCCCTCATTGTGCAGAAGAACTAAATGATACTGATGGTCTTTTTTTTGACAACTATTCAGACACAAAAAAATGTCCTGCTTGTGAGAACACTGTAACTTATGCAAAACAATTCAAAGAAGATTCAGGGAATCCTTATTGTGATTTTGTTTGGGACAAAACTTACATAGAGTGGAAATGTGACAAATAAATCTTAATTAGGAGCCTATAGTATTAGGCTCTGTGTTAGGATTTTTAAATAAAGGATGATTATGGATAAAAGAATTAAAAGAACATGGCTTGTTGACTTAGAAGGCAATGCAAGAGAATTTAAGAGTATGTATTCTGCTGCTGCTTTTCTTGATGTTTCTAAGGGTTCTATTACTTACAATATGGATAAAAATAAGATGTTAAAAGGTTTTTTGGTTGTTAGCAAATATCCAGCTGACAGTTCTGCTGATTTGCAGACAAAAATTGATGTTTGCAATCAAAAAAAAGAGTATTTGGATGCAAAACATAGAAAAAAAACTCATTTACTGGAATATTATAAAGAAGAATTAGAAGCTGTTTTTAGAAAACTTGGATACTATGATTTAAAAAAGTTATCTTCTATAAAAAATGGTTTATCCCTATACGGGACAAAAGTTAACTAAAGTACCTTTTTTAGGTGCTTTTTATTTTGAGATAATTTTATTATTTAAATTTATTTGAGAATAAAAAAAGGGTTAATAGGTGGATGCTACCTATTAACCCAAAAAATTGAGAAACGCTAATAAAAATATTAGGAACGGATGAATTATAGCTAATTTAATTATAAAAAACAATTCTTTTTATAAAAATCTTACAAAAAAAGATAAAATCTTACAAATTAGAAAAAAACATAATGCAATTCGACATGAGTATTATACTATGGCTAATAAATATTCCGATTATGATAAATTTATGCTATCTTTTACTATTCCTACTGCCAAGAGAGCCAAAACTATTAAAAATGGTAGATATACTAAGCTAAGAGAATTAATTAAAATTAGAGCATATATAGCCAAACTAATATCTAACCATTTTGATGTTAAATATTTTATGAACATTGAACTAGGAAAAGCATATAGTAATCCTCATATCCATGTTCAATTATGGATTAAAAATACTACCTCAGCAAATACAGCAAATCAAATACTAAATAAAACAGTTTCAAATTTTAATCTTAACAAAAATAGATGTATTTTAACTGAGCCAGAACAAGCTATACCAGTTTATAATTATGTAATTAAAGATTATGCAAAAGATTTAACAGATGATGAATTATGGAACCTAGAAACACAAAAAAAGAGAATGAGGAAACACCTAGGTAGTGCTGTTAGGTTTTATACTAAGAGTACTGATAGGTTTACTAAGCGTATATATAGGATTATGTATTACTCTTACGGTGTTGTTAGAGATAAAGCTAACGATTATTTAGATTTTTTTATTAATAATTTCTTTTATTTTAGTAAAAAAAGAGGTGTAAAAGTTTCTCTTTTTATTTGTTTATTTAGTAAGTTAGGTAATAAGGAACAAGAAAGAAACCTTTTTGATAGTTTTGTTTTTATTGTAGAGGTTTTTAGTTTTGCACCAGGGCATGATCCACCTAAATTATGCATTTTCCTAACATCGGGAAAATGGTTTTTAGATTGCAAGCAAAAAATTTATTTTAAAGGAGTTACTATGTATGTGTTTTGTTTTACTAGAGTGTTTTTGTTTAGGAGTTTCTTATTCTTTTATGATTTAAGGATAGGTTCTCCACCTTGTTTTATCGGGTATTTGTGATTTATTTGAGAGTTTTGTCTTAAAAATGTTAAGAAATTAAAATATTAGAGGAGTTGAGAATGAGTAAAGATGATATTGGATTTGCGGTTATATTGTTGGTGTTAATGAGTGGTTATATAGCAGACAAATATGTGGAATCTAAAATAAATATAGAAAAAAGGATATTTGAATGCAAGAAATAAATGAAATACAAAAGAACAGGAGTTAGAGTTTATGAAATATAATATCGAAATAATTTTTTTATATGCAATGTTTATATCCTGCTTTGTGTATTTTGGTTTTAGGATAGGTTGGGATTTTGCATTTGCGATATTAGTTTTCACAAGGGTAAATATATTAATTTTAAAAATATTTGATAAAAAGAAAAAAAGGAAAGGAAAATGAGTCAAGTTAGATATTTTGGTATAAATAAAAAAGTTAATAGAGCCAATAAAGATTTTAAAAGAATAAATAGACAGTTTTTTAAACTAGAGCGTTTTGCAGTGAATAATAGTGATAAGGTTGAGAAGTTATTATATATAACTCACGAGAATAAGAAAAGTAGTTATTATAAAGGCGTGTTGTGTGGAAGCATTATAGCTTTAGCTATTGTTATTATTGCGATTGAAGTATTAAAATAAGCAATAATTAAAAAGGAAATAAAATGAGTAATTAAGAACTAAAGGCAAAAACAGAATAATATTTTGCCTTTTTCTTAAATATTATAATAAATCCTTGACATTTATTTTGTTTTATAATATAATTTGGTATTAATTTAAAAAGGATGAATATTATGAAAAGAGTTTTATGTACACTTAATTTAACAGAGGATACAGCGACAAAGTTATCAAATACAATTGATAAAGATGGGTATATTTCTAATTTGGTTGAGAGAGATTTAAATAGAATTATACATTTTGACAATGGGTTTAAATATGATATTGAAGTTTCTTCTTTGTATAAAGGATCAGATGAAGAGGTTTTATTTACTAAAACTGAAATGAAGCTATTAAAGTTACTATTTTCGGCAAACGGTGAAGTTGTTACTATCGATAGTATTGCTGCTAAAGTTTGGACTGGAAAAGAAATGACTAGATTTACTCTTAGAAATAAAATAAAATCTCTTAGAGATAAAACCTATTATGAGCTTATAAAGAGTCATTCAAATATTGGATATTCAATTAATTTTCCAAAGGATAAATAATGACTCATGACCATCAAATTGTAGTACACAAAAATCAAAGCGATATGTTTGATTTTTTGAAAGAAGTGAATAACTTTTGTGAGGGTTGTGCTTTTATTAAAAATTATAGATGTATTGCTGGGAATAGTGATTTTTTTAGTGTTGATGTTAGGGAAGAAGAAATAAATTTTTCTTCTTGTCTAGAGCATACTGAAAGAATTTATAAAATTGATAATGATACAGGAGTTTTGCAATGAATAAGATTATTTCTAAAGAATTATTAAGAGAGGTTTTGATTGATAAAATAAAAGAAAAAGATTATTGGTTTTTTGATATTTTAGATTATTCAATAGACAATACTCATATTTTAATTAATTATAAATGCAAAGATGGTGTCAAAAAAGGATTTTTTATAAATATCCACACGCTAGAATCTTCAATAATAGACTGGATAGAAGCGCAAGGATATTGGATAAGAAAACCAAGTAAAAACGACTATGATTTATGTTGGGGAAGTGCAGAAGTTTTCAGAGTATACACAGAAGATAGACATACAGTTCCTTTTATATGTGGACAGGCGATATTAAAAAATAAAAAGGATAAATAGGATGGAACAGATTATTACCAGAGCGCTACTAAATGAGGTTTTAAAAGTTGATATAATAAACATAAATATAAAAAGTAATATAGTTTATTACAATGGGATTCATGATTGTGGTAGTATTAATATCCACGAATTAGCAATAAAAATAGTAGATAAAATAACTGCACTTGGATATGTAGCAAGTCTTACAAAAATTAAGACACATTGGTGGTGTGAATTTGCTACGGAAAACTATTATAAGAATAATGGTGACATGAGCCACGGAAATATAAATAGTGATTATGATATTGATACTAAAAGTGATGATGTTTTAAGTTGTGCTGTTAAAGCTTATGGTTGGATATTAGAAAACAAAAAGGATAAATAATGATTTGTATGCCTTATTGCATAGATAGAAACCCACTTATAGGACATGCTAGAATACTTACAGCTAAAAAAGAAAAGAATGAAAGTAAAAAATTTAAGAAAAATATTAGTGTGTCTAATACAAAATCATATAAAAAACATAACAAAAATTTCTTTAGAGGAGTAAAAAATGATTGATTCAGGTTTATTGGTCTCACAAAAATTAAGTTTTGAAAATATTGCAAAAAAATTACATATAAAAGAAAGGTATAGTAAATTACCTTTAGATGCAGTCGATGAAATAGTTGAACTTTGTGAATGTAAGCATTTTTCAACTACACGCAGCAAGTTGGATATTGTTGTTGCTTATTTTGAACATGCTATTACTTGTAAAGTTGTAAAAAAATTTGATTTAACTAATAAACAAAAACAATTATTATTTACCTCTATTCAGTTTTTAGATTTATTTTTAGATGATGCAGAAAAAAAATATAAAGATGTAAATATGCTTCATGATGTTTTAACTAGAATTGCAACAAGACATCATGAAGATATAGAAACACAAATTACATATGCATATAAGCAATTTGAAAAGATTACCAAAGGAAAAGATCTTATGTGTAATCATTTGATATTAAGTAGCACTTTGGCTGTTTTTTTTGCTAAAGATGCTGATATTGATAAAAAATTAAAAGATAAGATTATTAAACTTGCAAACAAAATCCATGATGATGTTGAAAAAACAGAGGGCAACACAATTATGTACACAAATGCTGCTGCTATCTGTGGAGAGTTTTATAAGAATACTGAAATTATAAATATAAAAAAAGGCTAAGATGAAAACATCTTAACCTTTTTGAAGCATATCGAGAGAGAGCCTTCTCGAATCTTTCCTTGACAAGTTACACGCTGTCTAAAATGACTATCTTAGTGTCAAACGTACATGAAATCCCCCTTTTCACCTTATGCTTTTTTCATAGGCATTACTATTACTGCTTATTTTTTGTATTATACAGTTATATTACTTATATTTTTATTATTCCTGAACCTCTACATTTTTTGCAATCAACAAAACATGAGTGAGACCCTGCACTTTGTTCAAACTCTCCAATACCTTTGCAATCTGGGCATTTTTCTTCTTCTGTTTTTAAAGAGTTTAAAAAATTTTCATATCCATCTACTATTGCAGATGATAATTTTTTTACATTTCTATTTTTTACTGCATCAGTATTTGATATAAAATATGGCTCTATTAAAATACAAGGCGCAGAGGTGTATTTTAATATATATCCCCCTCTATCCTCAGAGTCTACTTTTTTTACACCTCTATTTCTAGTATTTAATGATAATACCATTTCTTTATTAACTGCATATGCGAATTTAAGTGAAGTTTTTGATTTATGATAACATAGTGTTTCAGTTCCATTTACTGTCTTATCTTCTGTTGCGTTATGATGAATCGAAATACAATAATCTAATTGTTTTTTATTTATATCAGATGGAAGTTTTGCATATCCATTTAATCTATGTATTATTTCTGATGTGATGTTTCTTTTGTCACATTCTGCCTTTACATGTGCCGCTAATTCTGCGTTTAAACTGTATTCACTTACTCCCAACCCTCTATTATAAGCTCCTTGTGATTTCATACTGTGACCTATCACTATTCCTAACTTTTTATTTTTTATCATTTTCTACTCCTGTTTTATTTTTTTATTGTGATATCTAGTCCATTTTAAATAATAATTGTTCTTGAGCTTTTGTCTTAAATTCTCTCCCCATTACAATTGCTGTGAATTTTACAACATCCTTTTCATCTTCTGTATCTACCAGACCAATTATTTTTGCTATACCTGTATTTGTTTTTTCTTCATTTGTTACTTTATCACGTATTACTGTTTGTTTATTAAAAAATATTTCGTATCTTGCACAGCTTGAGTATTCAATAATTGGATTGATATGGATATCATCTATGAAGCAGTTTTTTTGTGTTAATTCAAAGTGAAGATCATCTATTTCATCCAAACTTATTCTATAATCAAATTTTGTTTTAAAAACATTTTTGAAATCTACTTTTTTATAGTCAATATCTGGAAAGTTATCACAGTTCATTTTTGTTTTAGCTCCAAGTCTAATAAACCCAAATCCATCAATTGCTATTTCATCATCTTTATCTGCTATATTTGCAAAACCTGCTAAAAGTTTTTTATGTACACACATATCTAAGTTTAGCATTGGTATATTAAAGTGTATTGCTCTTTTTGTGTTGGTTGCATATATTCCATCTTCTTTTAGATGCGCATAGTTTAAATCTTCTTTTATATTTTTATTATCTATAAAAGCACCTATTAGTTTCAAATCTTGTTTGTTCATATTATTTTCCTTTATATTTAAATACTTTATTTTCTTCTACTGCTAAGCATACCATTTAAGGCCTTTTGTTATTGATTTTAGTTTTAATATGTTTGTTGATATTCTTTTTTGCTTAAATAGGCTCATTTTTTCTATTTTTATTATGCTCCACAGTATTAACTGATGGTGGTATATTTTATTTAGATTTATCATTTTTTTAAAACTTCAAATGTTTCATATCCTACATTTTTAAGGGTATCTTCCAAATAAAACATATCTAATTCTAGTAGGTCGCAGTCGTTATCTTTACTTTTTAATGATTTATCTAATTTACAGTATGTTTCATTCAAAGGTAGACTTTCATTATCTTCATCTAAAAAACACCAATGTCTGCAGTGCAGACATTTCGCATCTAGCTGTATAGTTACATTCATATTATTTCTCCTGGTTATTATATATTCCATATTTACTATCTATTTTATAGTTAATAAATATTGCCAAATCTTCTATCGTTTCACATTGCTGAAAATCTTTTGTTTTTACATATATATTTAGAACTTTTGCTATTTCTATATGTAGATGTATAAATTCTAAAGTTGTTAGTTTTATTCTTGGTGAACTTAGAAAAGATATTGGTGAACTTAGAAAAGATATTGGTGTACTACCTGACACTATCATATTAAAACTATCTTCAAATATATCTTCTATTATTTGTGTTGTTCTCATGGTTTATCCAATTAGCTTATTCAGCTTTTCTCTTACCTCATCAATATGTGCTGCTGTTTCTATGCAGTCAGTATTCTCTATTGCTTTAGATAGCATTTTTGATATTTTTGGTAGGTTTTTATCTAAGTTCAAAAGATACGCTTGATACTTTGGTAGTGTTTTTTTAGCTACCACAGCTCTTTCTTTTGTTTCTTGATGTAGTTCTGGTGTTACTTTTATTCTGTCAGTTGGTTTTTTAGTGATACTCATAATCATCCTTTTTGTTTGTTATGGTAAAAGTGTAACAAGTTACACCTTAAAGGAAGATTTATTTAGTAGATTATCTAAAATATATACATTCTTTATAAGTTAATTTTGATGAGGGTTTTGGTGTTTGATTTATTTTTAGTTTGCAATGCCATTGTTTATTAGACAAAATTGCTTCTGTGCAGTTATTGGTGCAAATTTTAGCTATTGAATTTGGTTTACTTTTAGGCATTTATTATTTCTTTTTACTTGATTTTCATAAAATTCAAAACCTTTTTTTAAGTAATCTGCTCGAGCTTGATGAACTGCTAGATCTTGTGGGTGAACTCTTACTTTTATTTGTTTATTGTATGGATATAGTTCTTGCTTTGTACATATAATTTCTTTTTCTTTTACTATTTGAGTTTCGAATTTTTTTGAGCATCCACTAAAAAGAAGTAGTGCGATAAATAGAGTTATTAATTTCATTAAAATTCCTTTTTTGATTTTCTGTTTCAATTTTTTTTACTAAATCTTTTGATATCAAAGAAGATGCTTTGTTTAGTCCTTCATCGTAAGCTTTTTTTTCTATTGCAATTATTGAATTTTCATAAGCGGATACTATATTTATTTGATTTTGTTTCAGTATCATTGTGTTTTTATTTAAAATTTCATTTTCATTTTTTAGATGTTGGATATATGTATAAACACCTAGTATCGTTGATATTCCTATTAGGTATGGGGCTAGTTTTATGAGTATTGGCATATCATTTAGTCCATTTTGTTTTTATTGCTTCTGATAAGCTAGAAATTACTTTATTTAGTGTTTCCGAACTTGCTTTTAATAAAGCCCAAGAAATTAAAGCAATAAACCCTGTTGCTTCAACTAAAGCAATATTTTCTTTACATACTGCATATACAAAACATATTATAAATATAAAAAATGCTGTTGTTGTTTTATAGTTTTTGTATTTATTTTCCATCTTCTGCCTTCAATCTTTTTAGCATTTGTTGCCTTTTGAACTCTGCATATTCTGCTTGTTCCTTATCGGTATACTGTATTTTTTGTAGTTCTTTGAATTCATCGTATTTTTGTTGAGCTATATATATTACTAGACCCAATAGACCTGTTGCAATTGATACACCAATTGACCACATGATACCATTTCTCAGTTTTATTCCATCAAAATCTTTCATTTTATCTTGTATCGGAGCAATTAGATCTGTAATATGAGTTTTGATACCATCAATTGTTTTTGACTCTTCTTCCATGTGTTTATTTAGAGAAAAAGAAAGAGTGTCTAAAGAGTTTAGTATTATTTTATTGTTGGTTTGTGCTTCTGTAGTGTAGTTCATAAGATTGCTAGAGAGTCTTGTTATGGCTTTTTCATTTTGCTTTGTCTCAGAAACTATCTGATTAACTTTTGTTTCCAACTTAAAGTGTGAATCCTCCAAGTTTTTATGCTTTTTAATTATTTCCACTATGACAGGACACTCTTCGCAATTACTCATTTTTCCTACTTTTTTTATTTTATTATAACCAAATGATAATTAATATTTAGCTTATGAGTTTATTTATTTTTTATGCTTTTTAAATTCTGTTTCAAAATTTTTAAACCATAACTCTAAACTTTCATTTGCATTTATTTTGTCTATAAAACTATTTTTTTTTGCATAAAGTTCACAATAGTTTTTAAGCTCATAAAACATTATAGTTTGAATATTTTTTTTTAAACTAAAAATGTTTTTTTTATCAGTTAATTGTACAATTTGGTTTTTTAAATCAAAAGATACAGCATTATAGTTATTATTCATTATTATATTTACTGTTTTTTTACTTAACATCTTTAAAACTCCTCAATTCTTCTTAAATACAGCAGTACTTCATTTGCGCTTGCACTTGATGCTACTATATGAACCTCTTCACTTGGATATACACTCAAAATAACATCCCCTTTTACCAGGTTGATCCTGTCCCTATCTACTTTTGCTAAACCTGTTCCACCTACTATATCTCCTGTAGGGGTAAATGTTGTACCCGTATTGTTGTACTCTGCCACAGAGTTTTGTGAATCTTGGTCTATCCATACGCCACCTGCTAAAATACCGCTTTTGTAAACATCAAATTCCACAGACTTAGTGCCATCTGATATTGGTGTAAAAGTACCTAGTCTTATTTTTACATTGTTTTCTCTTCCTTGAAAAGTTGCTTTATTTCTCAAAGATATTACTGGAATGTTTACACCATTGATAGTTTTTTTTGTTTTTACCATGAAAACTCTATCTATTAATGAACTTGCACCTATTTTCCCAACTATACCACCTCTCCAAGATGAAGTTTGTAGCTGCATTGCTGTTCCTGTTCCTGCAAGTCTTGAAATACAAGCACTTATAGGATTTGTTGGGTTTGGTAAGTGTGGAGTTAATGTTTCGTTTGAACGGTCATAAACGTGAACCAATACAAAGCCTATAGTTTCCCCACAAAAAATACTTACTTTAATTGGTAGTATTCCATACCATCCATAAGTAATTTTATAAAGATTTTCAGCTTGTGGATTTAAAACATGACCGCTTGGTCCAGTTCCATCTAGTTTATCTTTATTAAAATTTGCTTGTTTTATATGTATTAATCCATCTTCGATAGTTTGTAAACTTATACCAAAATCTAGGTTTTGATAAGAAGGTGCAATTACACCATCTGTTGTATCTTGCGTATTCCCGATTCCGATTCTTTGGAAAGTATTTATTTGTGGAATATCAAATATTGCTGTAAATTCAACATTTACCTCATGTCCTGTTACGTATCTTACTACTTCTTTACTTCTCAAATATTGTATACCAGTTGCACTTCCTATATTTAATTGTGCCTTTGCATCGGCATGTGTAATTGAAGCATCTCCAGTTGTCTGCTGAATTGTGTCATAATTTCCAATATTATATTGAAACATTACATTTACATTGTCCGTACGCTCTGCTGTTATTGTTTCACCAACTATACTATTCATAGAGTCGTTTCCTGCAAAATCTGAACCACTTACACTGATACTCTCTGCTGGAATTGAACGCTTTGATATTTTATTGTTTTTGTCTATATAAACCCATAATTTATTGATTCCATCACCAATAAATAATTTAGGCTCTTTATTTAAAAACCACATATTATTAATCTCTATTGCTTGTGTTGGCTCGGAAGATGATTCGATAAAAGATACATCCCTATTTAAAGATTGTATCTCACACTTTTCAGATTCTCCACAAGCTTCAATCCAAATTTTTGAATCTGATTGAGTTGATATGCTATTTGTTGCCATTTTATCCCCTTAGCAATTTTAGATAATTTTCATTTAATTCTTTTTCTAAATGAGTATTATAAGTTCTTTCTATTGTTTTTTGAAATTTTAATATTTTTTTTCTATGAATTGCTTTGTCTGCAAAAACATACAAGAGCCTTAACCCTTCATCTGTTCTGATAAACACACCTTTGGGTTTTACAAAAGGCTTTATCCCTCTTGCTTTATACTCAGCATCTCCTCTATTTCTTGGTGCTTTTGCAAGAATAGTATCTATACTTAGTGCCTTTGGAATTTTTTTATTATTTGGCACTCGTGCATGAGTTGCAAAGGTTTTTCCAACTGGAATAGCTAGTTTTTTACCTTTTGGGGTTTCTACTCCTCCAGTTTGTTGAACTTCTAGCTGCTCTTTAAAATGATAAAGTGTAACTTCTAAATTATTTTTATTTGATTTTTTTATTTTTATTGCTCTTGGATTTGAAAAAGCTTTATTTCTTGCTTCCATTTTATTGTGCATTTCCATAGAGAAATCCTCTCTTCCATATTTAAAAGCTACATCATTTAAAGATTTTGACACAATAAAATTCATAGATGAAGCTAATTTATTAAATTGATCTAGTTGTTTTGTTATGTCAAATTCTATGTTTTTCACACTTAGACCTTATATTTTATTTTATGATATATTTTTACAGATTTTACCATCGTTTTTGCTACTGCGGATTTTTCAATATCAAAAAGTGTTTTTTCAAAAAGCTCATCTGCAAGCTCATATTGCTCTTTATCACACAAATAATCGTGCAACAACACTGCTGGTAAGTATTTTGGCTTAAATGGAGGTACAACCCACCAAAATATGCGTGGCACATCTGCACCATTTGTTTCATATCCTGCTGGTACAAGTACATTTTCAATTTCATAATTTTCAAGTAAAATGTAGGTATTGTGTGCTGTTGCTTGCACCTTTGGATATTTTACCATTGTATTGCATTAACCTCATCAATTGTTGTTGCTTGCTCAATCAATGCTTCCAATTGGTCTTTTTTCTCAACCTGTGTGCCAATATGTGTTGCACCATCTGCAAGTACACCAATTAATTGTGTATTTGTGTGTAAATATTTAACTCTTGCTCCAAGTGTTTCAACACCATCACCATCAACATTTACTTTTTGTGCTTTAAATTCTAAATCTGCACCAAGATTAATAAGTGAATTTAGTGTTGATTGTTCTGCAATTGTTGAATAATAAAAATGTTTTTCTCCAAGTACACTTGAATAAAAACCACTTACTATTGCATTGTCACAAGCTATGTTTATTTCATTTGTTTTTGAAATTTTTACATCTTCTATTTTTGGCAATCTCAATAATGCCAAATCTGCATCTGAAACTACAACTAACCCCAACTCTTTAATCTTTACATCTAATATTTCTTTTGATATATCATCATCATAAGAATATATTTCATTGTTTTTATTTTTATAATGTTTCATTATTTCCCTTTTATCTTAACTCAAACCACGAAGTAAAACTTAATGCTATACTTTCAAGTCTGTAAGTATCACCATTTGGGACAATGTTGTTAATTACATTATTGTTACCTGTTGATGCTCTTGTTCTTATTATTTGAACCCCATTAATTAATAGATTTAAATCTGCGCCATCTCCTGTAGCAATAGATAGTTGAATAGGTTTACCTGTACTATTTGTATATGTTGTAGCTAAAGCTCTACTTGATGTTACATCTTGCCAAGTTTGATTTATTCCAATAACTTCTGTTTTATCTGCTTTTACACTTAAATCAATACCACTAATTGCACTTGCTAAATTTTTACTATTTACCAACAAATCACAATTAAATCTTCCACTTGCAACATCATAAATTGCAATATAATTACTATCTGTTTCCAAAAATCCTGCCGTTAATACTGCACCATCAAAATATAAAGGCTTTGCATCAAGTGTTTTTACTTTTAAAGTTGTTGCACCTGTATTTGCATTTGCTGGTGTAAACATTACAACCATACCATCAAATAAAACCTCTTCATCAATTCCTGTGTTTGACAACTCAACACTATTCGCTGTACCACTATCTATGTAAAATCCAGATAAGGATTGTTTTACAACTGCTTTAGATACTTGACTCGTGTCATCGTCAATTAATGTTTGTCCAGCCTTCTGAACAAGTTCAAACAAATTTCCGAAATTATCATTTTGAAAGGTGGCTCTTAAAATTGTTCCATCTAGTGCTGCTTGAGATGATGAATCTTGAAAGTCTCCATTTGGAAGGGAATTGTCTACTACTTTTGCTTTTTGCATTTTTTCTCCTTATGCTAAAATTTGCCCTAATGGGTTTCCAGTCGTATTTCTACCAACTATAAATGGTATATTTTCCACGTCATTCGTAGTATTGTATACTACTTGTAGATATGGTGGTTTTAGATATGAAACCAAATTTTTTACTTTTCGTATATTATTTACATCATCTACATTTAAAAAACGTACATATAAAATCATTCTTGAGTTGTTATATACTGGATCTCCCAGTGCGTTTCCTGTTGTACTTCTTCCTGTCATAAATGGATTTGGAATACCTCCAAATTCTATAGGTGTTCCAATAAAATTAGCAAAATCTTCAATTACTTGTTTTAAATCATTGTCTTTATTTAAATAATTTACTATTATTCTTTGCAATTCTTGTTTCGCATATGTATTTTTAGAAATTAGATAATCTTCTGCATGCTTATCAGCCAATATTGAAGATTGTATTATATTAAAATCTTGGTAAAAACTTTTTGCAGCTGAATATAATGAGCCAAACTCATCGCTTATTCCTTCATTTATTTTTTTTATATTATTTTGTGCTTCCCAAAATTTGCCTTTAGGAAGAAAACTATTTAATATCCTAAAAAATTTTAATTCCATGTAATAGTTCCCACATCTAGAACTTCATTTTCTGCTAGTGCTATATCACTTGCTGGGTCAGGGTTGTTGAGTCTTGCTCCAAAAGTTTGTAGATAATCTCCCAATCCACTAAACTGAAATGTAGTTCCTGGTTTTTGGAATAAATAAATATAATCCCTAATTGCTTGTGAAACTTCTTTTTGTTTTTCTGGTGTATTTGACACTAAAAGTATTGTAAAATTTTGATTTACAATTATAGGTAGAAAATATTCCACTTCAACGTAAGCAGGAATTGCATTGTTGTCTATAAAGTATTGTTCTACTGTATCGATATCAGCCTGCAAAGGGATACCGTTATTGCTTTTTGTTAAAATAGTTAAACCAAAAGTTCCCACACCATTTTTAACATCTGCAACAAATGAAGCTTTTACGTTTGGAATTTCATTTGCTAGTGACTTATAAAAATTATCATTGTCTATTTGGGTAGGGGCTGCAAATTTTTGTTTTGTTCTTGTTCTTACGGATTCTATTGTTTCAAGATCTATTGCTCCTGTAAATCCATCAATCGATATGGCTTTATTATCTATGCCTGCAATTGATACAGTTAGGAACAAATCAATATTCGCTAGTGTGTTATTTATAGAGCCAACTTCAACGCTTTGTGCAACTACATCTGCAAAACCTGCTGCAATTGTTGCTTCTTCCGTAGTTTCATACTCTAATTCATTATAAATTAACTTTGTGTTTATGGGAATTATTTCGCCATCATTTCCTGTGAATCTTAAGGTTTGGCTTGTAGCTTTAGTAGCTTCTTTTTGAGTTATGTTTTTTAGGGGTGCAAAATATGTTAAAACTCTATCTTGCGTACAAGTAGTAAGGAATGAGTCCTTAATGATATTATTTAGATATATATATACAAGTTGAAAAGTAGAAGCTAACGAATTTGATAGTTGGTCAAAAAAAGATGCTCTCAGCGGAGTAATCGCATTTTTAAAACTAGTTATAAAATTTTGATAGATTCTATCTTTCAGCTCTTGTATTGTCATTGTCATTCCGTTTTTTTGTTTTGTAGAATACTTCTCGTATTCTTTATGTGTTATATTATATCATAATTAAGCCAAAATTTCTAAGTTTTCATCTAAAGAGTAAATTAAGTTATCCTCATTTTCCGTATCTGTTTTAAATGTAATTATTATCTTTAAAAGATTTCCTATTTTTTCAGTTTCAATTGTGATTGATATAACTATACTATCATCAATCAACCATTGTAAAGCTGCAAGAATTCCTTCCTCATATGCTTTTATATTTACAGCACTTAACTTATCTAAGTTGTATTCTGTATTCCCTACGGTCTTGCCATCAATTTGAGTGCCTATTTGCTTTTTGCTTGCATCAGTAAAAATTGACATTAAAGAAGCTGTTATATAGGTATTATCTATTAATAAATCGTTATTTGATACAACTGCATCAAAAAAAATATCTGTCTCTAGGTCTTGTTTTTTTATATAAATATCTGCCATATATATTCCTTAATTTGGTTCTGATACATTTCCGCTCCCTGCTGGATCAGTCCATGTGTATGCATGAGTGTGATTAACTAAACTTATTCCACTTGCTTGCACATCTGCTGTTGTTTCCAAGTTTACGTTGGTTGTCATAGCAGAACCACTAAGTCCGCTATAACCACTAGCGGACAACAAGCCTAATACATTTACATTAGCGCTAAATTCACTAATTGGGCTATTTACTGTAAATTTAGAAGTTGCATTTACTGTAGTGTTTGTGCTATTTACTGTGTAATTAGTACAGTTACTTATAATATTTGTAGCACTACACGTAATAGTTCCATTTTCAACTTTTATAAAATCCCCGTCTTGATTATACATAATACTGTTTCCAGTTGATATATCTATTATTGAAGCCAAATGCTCATTTGCTATTACAATATTTTCATTCCCAATTTTTGCAACAACTGCACGACTATCTTTGGGAGCTTTTGAATTAAAACCAAAATTTGACATTTTAAGAGCTTCTTCTACATTTCGTACAGATTTTATTTGAACATCCTGAAGCTTTCCATTTGATCCAGTTGCTCTAGTATATGATGCAAATTTTAAAAGATTCTCTATCCTCTCAGTTGTTGGCTTTATCCATTCAATAAACTGGTCTAACATTCAGCACCACTCATATTAATTTTCCTTAAATAAGTTTTTATCTACAAAAGTTATATCTGATATTGTACCATTATTATTTTTTATATATTCAATATCTTTAATAAGATAACTTTCTTTTACTAGCTCAGTATCTAATTTTTTTATTGTATTTATTTCTTCATTCCACCCTAAAACAGAACCTGATAATGATATTGATTTTGATATATCATTGCTCTTTTTCCAATTTGCCATATCGATATTGGTTTTATCTTCATTATTATTTCCAACAAATGGTCTAAACCTTTCTACTTCCACATCTTGAACTATCCCATCTACTGCTTGAATAATTGCTGTTTCTTTTTTATATGTATATTTTTTGAATCTATTTGAATATCTTTTTTGTAATTTTAGAGATTTGAAGTCTTCATCTTTTAAAGTATTTGAACTTATATTGTTTGCATTTTTTATTATTACGATATTTCCTAAATTGTCTGAAATAGGAAGAGTGTTAGTTTGTTTGCACAATCTATTTATTGCATTAAAATATGTTTCACCTGTTTTTGTGTTAAATTTTTCTATTACAGATAAAGACAATGAAGTTGACACCTTTATATCAAAGGGAGCTATCAAGTCTGCTATAATTTGCAAAATATTTATATTGTTATACTGCTTATTATCTTCAATGTTGCAATCTACTAAGTCCATTGCCCTTGATCTTCCAGATATTTGAAGTGGTTTTTTTGTTGATGAAATATCTAAATTATAACTATCCAAATATCCAGTAAAAAAAATTTTGCCATTTACTAGAATTTCAAGCAAATCATTATTTGTTATTTGAACTTGGTCACCCTTGAAGATTTCCATTGAAAAAGTATGTGCTATGCTCTGCATGGATTTTTTTATCCTAACAGATTCCCACCCTTGATAAAGATTATTTTTTACTTTTAATTGTATTTTATCCATTACCTATCCAATAACTTTAAGTCACCATTTATAAAAATAGGATCTACTATATCATTATTATCTATTACCTCATCAATTCTAGTAATATCTCCATATCTTTCCATCGTCAAACTAAGTACATCAGTTGTAGCCACAACCTCAACATCTTTTAGTGATTGCAATCCTGAATATTTTTGAGTATAAAATTTTACAAATTCTTTCTTCGATTGATGATAAGCATTTAATAAATTTTGTCTCGATTGAATATTTAAAATTTCATCATCTGCATTTGAAACTATTTCACTTTCCAAAATATCAAACATTGTTAAAAAGTCATCTTTCACACCTCCAAGCTCATCACCTGTAGAAAAATCAATTGTTTCTAGTTTTTTTATTGCTGTTTGCATCAATATAGAATTTAGTGTAAGAGTATATTCTTTTGTTTGTTTTGCTGCTGTTTTTTGTATTTCATTTTCAAAGGTTGATCTAGTTGCATTTTCTAATGTTGTTCTCAGTTGATTTGTAAATGCTTTTTGATCTTTTGCACCAAAGCTATCTAGGTCTAACACATCATCAAATGATGTTGCTATTTCTAATATCTCTGCTGATAAATTTTTTACTTGCAGTACTGTTGATTTTATACGTGATATTGCTTTCCCAATTGTAGATTTTACATTATTTACAAAATCTCTTGCACCTTCTAGAAACTTTACTATATTTTCTACTTGCTCTAGTACTTGCGTTATTTGTAATGCGACTTCATTCATTACATCAAGTCCTAATGTAGCTAAATATGATATTTCAAAGTTTTCTATTGCTTCTGGTGTTATATCTTGAGTATATATTAACAGTGTTTGTTTCTGTAGTTTGTTTTCAGCTTTCTTAAATGTTATATCTATTGTTACTTGTCCAAACTTTGTTGTTTCTTCTTTAAATACAAAGCTATCTACATATACATTTTTTTTACCCCAAAACTTGTCTATTAATATACCTACTGTTGCCATCTCAAAAGCATTTTTTAGATTCTCTTTTTCTTCTAAATAGTTTTCTCCACCCAAATATGCTTTTATTTTAAATGTATTGTTTTTTAAACCATTTGTTTCTGTTTTTGCACCAGAGTTTATGAATGTATGGTCTGTAAGTCTTTGACCACCTGAAAGGTCTGTTGATGCAGTATAAAAAGACACACCTCTAAAAGATGATTGATTTAGTTTTGAAGTATCGAAATTTGACATTTAAAATACCTTGATTGTTTATACAACTTTAGATTATAGAACATATTCCAGTATCAGGAATTTTTAAACGTCGTACTCTTCGTGTGTTCTATATTATATATACCAAAAACCATTTTATTTCCTAATATCGAGAGTTTTCATCCCTTAAATAATACAAGCTATTCATTTAGGTGGTTTTAGTTCTGTTATTATAACATAAAAATATAAATTTGTTAATTTATCTTTGTTTTCAATAAAACTATTGACTTTTATTTAAATGTGTACTATAATTACTACATATAAAGACAAAGGGGTTTAATATGACATATATCAAAGAAGTAAACGGATTTAAAATAGAAGTTCCAAGAGGGCTTTGTTCTGTTGTTGATAGAATTATTCCAAACACAGTTGAAGTTAGAAGAGGTACATTACTTGCATTATATACACAAGGTAACGGTCAAAGTAATTGTTCTTTTAAAATTATAACTGACAAAAAATAAAAGTAAAACCCTCGGGCTTTATTTTTTTATAGTTGCTCTCCACTATTTACGACTACATTTGACTTGAAGTCTCCTGATGTGTCAATTGATTTTACTTTTCCATCTTGCACATTTACTGTTATATTTGCTTGATTATTATTTACATTTTGGTTGTTTATTTGTTGCATAGCTTGTGCTGGGATTAGGTTTTGGTTATTTGTTTGTGCTTGTGCTGGGATTAGGTTTTGCGTTGCTGTTATATCTGGACTGCTTCCAAATATTTTATCTAAACCTATAAATTTAGAAATAGATTTAAAACCATTTAATAATTTATCAAATGAAAAGTTAAAAATTAGGTCTTTGAAAGCTTGGAATGATTCTATAACTTTATCCCAATGCTTCACTAATAATATTGCTCCTGTTACTACAGCTGCTATTGCTATTATTATTGCGCCTATTGGATTTGCACTAACTACGAAGTTAAAAGCTATCATTACAAGTTTTGCACCTGCAATTGCTAGTTTTAGAGCTGTTATTGCTGGACTTGCTAACCACATTCCAGCAGCAAATGCTAAAGATGCTGCTTTAGCTGTTAGAAGAACACCTGCAAATATTCCTGCAACTTTTATCATTGATTCATTTTCTTCTAAAAATGTTTGTGATGGTCCTGATAGCCCTGCTATTGCTTGTGCTATATTTCTTAGTGCTGGTGCTAAAAAAGAGCCGAATGTAATTGCTAACCCTTCAACTGCTGACATAAGTTGAGTAATACTTCCTTGAGTTGATTCCATTCTTATTCTTGCCATTTTTGCGGCTGCACCTTCTGCGTTTTCTAAATTTTGTAACATTTTTGCAAAGTCACCTGAATTAATGGCTTTTTCTAGGTTGATTGCACCAGCCATTGCTTCTTTTCCAAAAATTCCTGAAAATACTTTTATTTGTTTTGCTTGAGAAAGTGTTCTTGCTCCTTTCCCAAGATTAAACATAATATCTTGGAGTGGCAACATTTGTCCACTTGCATCTTCTACTTTTATCCCTAACTCTTTAAGTATCTTTGCACCATTCGCCGCTGGACTTGCTAAATTTGTTAAGGCATTTTTTAAAGCTGTTCCTGCATTTGAGCCTTTAATACCTACATTTCCAAGCAATGCAGTAGCTGAAACCATGGATTCCATACTTTGACCTGCTGCCACACCAATTGGGGCTGCAACTTTTAAAGTTTCAAAAAGTGTTTCCATATCAACATTAGCAGACGATGTTGCAGCGGCTAATACATCTGCTAATCTACCTGTCTCATCTGCTTTCATGCCAAAAGCACCTAATAAATCCGATGTAATATCTGATGCTCGACCTAAATCAGTTTGTGATGCTGATGCTAAATCTAAAAGTGGTTTCATTGCTGATAATATTTCATTTGTTTTAAAACCTGCTTTTGCCAAAAACAATTGCCCTTCTGCTGCTTGTGTAGCGGAAAATGAAGTTGATGCGCCCAATTGTTTTGCTTGGTCGGATAACAATTTCATCTGACCAGTTACATCTATTGTAGCATCTGCTGTTCCAAATGCTACTGCTTCAAGGTTTTTCATTGATTGTTCAAATTTGATTGCTGGATTTAGTGCATTTTTAAAAGATAGTGCTAGTGCTGCAACTCCTACAGCTTGACCTGCGATTCCTTGTGCATTTCTATTTATATTTGCTTGGGTTCTCCCTAGTCTGTTTTGTGCTTGTTGCAGCCCATTTATTGCCTTTTGAGTTCCACTTAAATCTTCATTTGCTTTTTTTGAAGTGCTTCCCATGTTTGCAAAAGCTTTTGCGATTGATCTTAATGGCTTAGTAGCCTTATCAACTATTGATACTGTACCTCTTGCACCTTTTAAAGACATTTTTTATCCTTCTTTATTTATTTTACAAGAGCATTTTTCCAAATGCTCTTTAAGAATAAATATTTTTATTTTGCTGGTGGCTTTGTAATTTCCAAAGCCATTTTGTACAGATTATTTATTATTCTTGTGTTTTTCAAATCACTCAAAGGCGTGTGAAACACCTTCAATACCACTGCTATCTTCCCTTGATATTCAGCAATTAAAGGAAATACTTTCCCACTTCGCCCGTTAAGCCCATATAGTCTTTTACATGCATTTGAGCTACTTGTGCAGAAGTTAACCCGCAAAGGTTACAAATTACTGGTTCAAATGCTTTAAGTGGAATACTTGCATTTTCATTTGTTGGCATTTCTACATCATAAAAATCAGAAGCTGAAATTTTATCTTCATCTTTAATTGTAATTTCTGTAATATCATTTACACCAGCAGCATCTTTAATTGGTCTTATTAGTTTAATTTTTTTCATACACCCTCTTTTTTGTTTTTTATCTACTAACTTTAAAATCGCCTGAAAACATATATTCAACCACCCCATCTGCGGCTGTAACTGCATTATCTTCTGTTTGAGTAACATTTACACCAACAATTGTTTTTCCATCAAGCAATTCTAACACTACATCTGCATCTTCAAGAGTTCTTAGCTTATCTGTATCTGCATTATTCAAAGTTGAAAGTGAAGCTTTTACATATCCAGCTGAATTTTCTTGTGTATAAAACATCACGTTTCCAGAACCATCATCAAGGACAGGTGTTTTTGCTGCCCCTGATGGTTTATATTCTGCTGTTGCTGTTTTAGTTTGAAAAGTTTCATTATTTATAATTAATCTTTTAATACCTACTGTTGCCATTTTTACACCTCATATTTAATTTGCATTGCTTGTTGTAATAAAACATTTATCACATTTATTTGAAATTGAGAATCTAATCTATTTCCAGCTCTTTGAACAATAATTGAGTCTTCAAAACCTGCTTGATCTTCACAAACTGCATCTGAAACTAATTGTTGATAATTTAGAATTAAATTCTGTCGATATAAATTAGGTGTCATGATTCTTACACCAGCCCCGAACCTATCATCATCTCCACCAAGTTTATATCCTTGATATTGAGACATTCTAACAACAAATGTGTATCTAACATAAGATATAGTTAAAAATACTCTTAAGTCTGTATCATCTACATCTGTAGGAATATTATTAGCATCTTTTTGTAGAGTTGTTACTGTTCTTTCCATAAGGAGATTTGTTCCCTGAACTTTAAAAGTAGCTACACCGCCACCTGCTAAAACATTTCTTTCAGTTCTTATTCTTTGTTCTAATGGTAAAATTCCAGCTAAAACTCTATTTAAATATCCTGACCCTGGTGAACTTTGACCAACATCTGCAATCTGTCCTATTGCTGCTGCTGCCTGTTCTAGTCCCGTTGAAAATGCTGAGTTATTATCACATGTTGTAATAAATGCAGTATTTAAAATATCTGTTTTAGTAGTTAAGTTTGTAACAGTATCATCTACACCAACTACACAAAACGAATCTAGCATTTCAGTTGCTTTAAAATTATCTGTTAAAGCATCATCAATTAGAGTTAAATTTGCATTATCTATATAAGGTTGTGCAATTAAATTAAATTGATTTTCTTCTAATATAGAAACAATACCTGTAGTTTCTAAGTCTGGATCACCTGCTCCACCACTCATTGCAACAATTGGTGCTGTTATTCCTGCTGGAAATTCATCATCATTGTTGTAATTTACTTTAATCTTTAAAGTATTTCCATAAGTACCTTTATGAACTGCTGTAAGTGTTACAACTCCAAGCGTTGCTGTTGCTGTTACCTGCGAATTTAAATCTTCTGTAATTTTTGTAGCTAAAAGTGTTGCAATATCTGTTGCTGTATCTGCAATTGCTACAGCAATTCTATATGCTCTACCATTTATATATGCCGCAAAAGTTCCATTTGAATTAGCTGTACCTGTAACTGTAATAGTCCCAGTTGCTTGGATTCCTGTTACTTCATCATCTAAAGCGATTACTTTTAATTTTACACCTTTGTTGTTGTCAAACCATCTTTTTGCTGCATGAGCTAACATTGAAGTTCTTCCAAATTTTCCTTGGGCTTCTGCTTCTGAAAAAATATCTAATACTATATTTGAATTAGCTGTTCCTGCCGCTGTTTTTTGACCAAAAATTAAAGCTGTATATTCTTGCTTAATAGTACCAGTCAAAGAAGGGGCCTTTACAAGTTCAGCTTGTACAAATGGAATATTACTATTAACTATTTCTTGAAAATCCATCTATTTACCTTTTTTTTCAGTTTCTTTTTTGATTTCTACATCACCATCATTGATTCTATTTTTCCAATATGAATCAATTTTTCTAATATTTACACCTTCAACTGGTATTTTTTTACCTGTTACGGGATCAATTACTTTTTTATTTTTTGCTTCTTCCGTTAAAACTAAATTAAACATTTTCTGGAACTCCTGCATTTAAAATTTGTATATTTGCTATACTTCCTGCTAAATCAAAATCTTCTAAAGTCAAAGGAACAATTGGTTCTTCATAATTAAATGTAACTTTATAAGATAAAACTGCTGACCCTGTATCATTTCCCGAACTATTGTCTGTTGTAATTTGCGAACTTTCAAAAACAATATCTTCAAAAAGTCTATAATTATCAGCAGCTATCGGAACATATGCACTTGGAATAGTTACAAGTTTACTCATTTGTTCTTCAATTTTAAACATAGCATTTTCTACTATTTCATCAAAATCCAAAGTAGAATCTTGATTTGTTCTAACCACGACACTTATAAGAAGATCCATCTCTCTTTCACTATGAGATGTAAATTCTTCTGTTTTTCCTTGACTTTTTGCAAAAACTGTTGCATATGGGTAAGAATCTTTTTTTGAAATAGGGTTTATTCTACCACCATAAATATTTTGAAAAAATGGTGTAGTTGCTTTTAAATATTCTATAAAATATTGTCTAATAATTGTAGGTTTATACATTTGCACTATCCTTTAAATAAATATCTATGCCACCTATACCATCATTTCTAACATCTCTAACTAGATAGTTTTTACCTTCAATAGTTAAAATATCATCTTGTTCTATTTCAGTATCCAATAAGTTTCCTAAGGAATCCTTGTGTTTCAAAGAGGTATTAAACATAGGTTTATCCTCTATAATAGGAAGTCCTCCTTCGTCAACTAATATAAACGCATCTGTTTTGATGATGTCAAAAGTTTGGCTATTTGAAGTATTTAAACATGCAACTCCAAACTCTTTATTTGTCAGCATTCCTAAGTGGTCTACTTCCAAAACATCATCAAAACTTAGCATCTATTTTTTACCCAAAAGATCAGTTTCTTTAGAAGCACTTTCTTTATTATCTTCTGGTTCTTTTAAAGATAAAATTTCAACTTTTAATGCTTCATTTTCAACTTTTAATGCTTCATTTTCAGATTCTGATTTTGATAATTTTTCTTTTAAAGAATCTAGTTCCTTATTATCTACAACTATAGGTGATTTACCATCTGAGATAATACCTCTAGTCAATAAATCTTTTTTTTGTTCGGGTGAAACATCTATAGTTTCACCAGCTTTTTTAAAACCTTGACCTTTAATCTTTGTAGTTTTTAATAAAATTACTTTTGGCATATTTTATCCTTATGCTAATACAGTTGCAACAACTGTTGAATCTGGATCAAGTAGCATAGGACAAGAAGTTTGAATCCCATGAATTAATGCATCTGATGGTTCGTCTGTAACTTCAACTTTAGTAATAAAGTTAGTAGCATCAATTGAAACACCTTCTTTTCTCATGGCAACTGCAACATCATGAGCATAACCCTGAATTGTACCATTTTGTGAAACTTGCGACATAAATGCAACTTTCTTTTCAGGAACTGCTTTTTGTGTATTTCCATCTTCATCTGTATAGATACCTGAGTATCCCCATAGTTGAATATTTTTATAAGTACCATAATAGATTGCACCAATTTCTGCTGCTCTACTTTCAAATGCTAAATTACCATTTTCAACTCTTCTATTATCTAATTGATCTTTAATTTCTTGATTAGATGTTAATTTTTGCATTACATTTGGTCTAGCAATAGCATGTGTTAAAACGTGACCGCTCTCACCTGCAACTGTAATAAATTCATCAAAATCTGCAACTGGATCACCACCTGCTTCATCCCAATAGTTCCCAGCACCCAAATCAATAGTATTACCAGCAGTTCTTTCAAAATCTAATGATCTATTTTCACCTTCACCAACTATTGCTAAAGTACCATTAAATACTTGCTCCGCTGCTGAAACTTCATCTCTAGTTGATGAATTATCTCTTAAATCTGTTACAGCTGTATCCATTAAGGCTAAAGCTTTTGTTTGTAACGACTGTTGCTGAGTATATGGAGTAGTTCCAAATAATTTTTTTGATAAATCTTCACTTGTGATGATGTATTTATCTTTTTTAGTTGGTAAAATAAATGATTTTACATCAAAGCCCTTCATATTTCTAGGTTTAGATTTATGATTTGGGTTTACATATGAAGCAATATTTGCACCATTTCTTTTAAAATCTAGTTCAATAATTCTTTCACCAAGTGTTTCAATAACTGGGAAGAATGACATAAATAAGCCAATCTTTGGGCTTGTGTTCATTACTGCTGAAACTGCAGCTCTTGATAGTGTTGCACTAATTGTTGCCATTATTCTACACTCCAATCTACTAAGATAATATTTTTTGCCTGTAGCGTACCTTTTACATCTGCTTCAACTTGTGGAGCTAAATATGCAATTGATGCTCTATTAAATTCACCTGTATAACCTACTGTTGTCATGTCTGCAGCTGTTGCATCTACATCTTCACTTAAAACATAAATCTTTTGTTCACTAAAAGGTAATTGCGTACCTGCTGGTGTATCTTCTGGATTCATAATTAAATCATTTCTATATTTACCATCATTTCCTAAAACTACAATCATACCTTGTGTATAAACTGTAGCATCTGTTGCTAAAACAATTGATTCAGTTTCATCTTTTTTAACTAAAAAATCGTTATATTTAACACTTGCAATAGTTGACATTATTTATCTCCTTCTTTCTTATATTGTGCTTTTTCTGCATCTTTCCATGCCTGATCTTCTTCACTTAACTCTTCTTGACTCGAACCAGTTGTAACATCTGCAACATCTTGTGCTGCTTCTTCAAAATTTGTAGCTGCTACTATTACTGCCTGATTTAATTTAATAGCACAATCCCCTGCACTTAAACCCTCTTTGACAGCATCTGCTTTTGTTTTATCATCACCATGTAATGCTAAAATTTGAGATACTCTTTTTCTTTCAGTTGCTATTGCATCTGTTTTTGCTGTCTTTAAAGCTTCGGCATGTGTGTTTGCTTGAGCTTCAAAATTTGCTTTAGTGTATTCCACACTTTCTCCTTTATTTGAATTTTCGATTTTTGCCGAAGCTGGGTTTACTCCCGTATCAACTTTTAATATTGCTGCTACTTGCTCATATTCTTCTGGCTTTGTATTTTTAGATATATTGCCAATACAAGCAGTAAAGCTTTCTTTAGCTAGAGTTCTTGCATTTGCTTCATCTAGTTCTCCATCTGTTGAGATTAATTCATCTACAAATCCATTGTCTAAAATCTCTTGACCAAAATAAAAAGTTTCAATATCCATTGCATCTTGCATTTCAATATCTGTTTTACCAGTTTGTGACACATATGCTTTTTTTAAAATATTTGACATACTTTGTAAAATTTTTGCCCTTGAAGTCATTTCTCTATAATCGCCCCATGCAAAACCTGATGCATTATGGATCATATAGATAGCATTATCATATGACTTTTTTACATCTCCTGCGAGTGCAATATATGAAGCCATTGAAGCAGCTAATCCAATATTTATAGTTGTTACTGTTCCTTTATTGTATTCTTTTATTGCGTTAAAAATTGCGATTCCTTCAATCACGCTTCCACCAGGAGAATTAATTTCAACTGTAATATCTCCAGTAGCTACTGATAGTTGATCTTTAATTTCTCGTGCTGAAATTCCCCAGAATCCAATTTCATCATCTATTTTAATTATTGTCATCTTGCACTTCTCCTATTTTATTTAATTCTGCCACTGTCTTAAGTTCTTCTTTTAGAGTTTGTGCATTTGCTTCAAAATCTCCATAACCAAGTTCGGTAGTAGCTTCTTCATATGTTTTTAATTTTGCATCTATTGCTTTAGTAAATGCAGTAATATCTTTACCAGGATCTACGGACCCCATTGCTTCACCAATCCATTTAGCGTTTAAAAGTTTAGTCCCATATGTTGCAAATTCTGGAATATTTAATTGACCTGAAAGAATAGCCCAAGTTAAAACCTGATTCCGAATAGGGTTGCAGTATGAAGTTATAAACATTTGTCTTTCTGGCTTAACAAACTTCATCATTTGTAACATTGCAGCTCTTGAAGCTGAATAACTAGAAACAAACTGAGTTAAAATTATTTCTAAAGGAATTCTAGTCTTTGATGAAGTTTTCAATAAACACGTTTTAATAAATTTATCAAAATTTGGGTTGTCCCTATCTTGAGTATGAATTTTTAATTCATCACCAGGCTGCAATTGTGTTATACTGTTTTCTTTTACTGTATTTTGTGTAGTTTGTTTTTGCTGCCCTGGTTTACTTAGAAGATCTGTTTGATTTCCAAATGTTGCATCTTTTGCAGCGGTTGTAATACTTCCAAAAAATATTGCAGCAAGTTTTGAAGCTGTAAGCTCATATTGCATAAGGTCATTGATATATACAATATCCCTTGTAACTGAATTTAAAAAAGGTAAACCTCTTAATTGTTTTGCTTTTTTTCTTTTAAAAACATGCAAAACATTTTTTTTACCATTTTTAAATGCATTTACTATTTTATAAGTATTATCTTCTTGCAATATAGAATATTGAAGTGGCATTTTTTCTCTAGATGTTCTAATCCCTTGCATAAAATTCAAATCTGTACTTTGAATATACTGCCCGTCTATTTGATTTACTTGTAAAACTTTTTGATCTCTTATTTTTGTAAGTGGTAATAAAGTAAAAGAATCGCCATCGATTTTATACGACTCATAGGCTAATCTTTGTAATTCATAAAAATTATCTTTTGCAGTTATATCACAGATTGTGCTTTCAGCCCATTGCTTAAAATAATTATCTAAAGCTCTTTCAATTTCCTTTATTCTAGCTTCTGAAATACTAGGAACTTGACTTTTCAATATAGTTGATTTTGGCTTTAACCCAGAACCAATAACATGGTCTGTAGCTGAATTTATTATACCTTCATAAAAACCATTGTTATTAAAATATTTTCTTGCAGTCGCTCTAGCTTCTTGTAAAGGTACAATATCATCATTTGCGGTATTGTCAAATACTTCAATATTATAATGCGGTGCTGGTGTAGTAGAATCATACTCTGTACCAAATCCACCAATTAAAGCGGTAGCATTTCTAAGCTGCTGCCTTCTAAATCCAGCTTCAGGACTGAAAAAACCAATAGTTTTATCCAAAAAGTTCATGATTTTTTCCTACAGTATAAATAGTGTTGATTTTTGGAGCATTAATTGAGCAGCCTTGAAGTCTATTCCATTCGTTTTCCCAAAAATTTAACATTTTTGTTACTTCATCTGCATCTGCTCTAGTAAGTTTTCTTTTTGAATTTTGACCATTTGAAATTTCATATTCTTTATTTAGCGAAAGGGCTTGATTGGCATCGTACCACATTTGATAAGTTTCTAAAGCTAAATCTAAAGCAGTTTTACCATTGTTTAGTTTATCAGCTAAAGCATCAAGAATATTTTTGTTTGCAGCCATAAGGTAATTCCGTATTTTGGGGTAGAGTTTTTAAATCCTCTTATTGCTGTAATTCTATCTAATTTAAACTTTATTGTCAACTTGTTGTGTTACCTCATCGACTATTTGTTTTTCTAACTTTTTATTTTACATAACTTGTTTTATATATACAAACATCATTCCTATTGTTATAATACTTGCAGATATCAAAGCGTAATCTATTAATTCTAAATTCATATTTTTACCTCTTGCCTTTCTTTTTACATATCTTTATATCTGATAAAGGTACTGTAATGACGTTTCCATATTTACTGATAAGTTCTATTGTAAAATCATTCATATTAGGCTCTGAATAGATATTTAATTTTTTCTTTTTATACTTTGCTTTCAATATCCCTGCTCTTTCTAAACTCATCTTTTTACCTCTATTAAAAATATATTGTCTTCCATTGACGGGTTTTCGGATAATGTTTTAAGATGCTTTCTTATTCCTATGCTGATATTTGTTGCATAAGAAAACTTATCTTTAAAAAAACTTTTATCTTTTTCTAATATTTTTTCTGCATCTACTATTGTTAGATCTCCTACTCTAGCAACTCTAACATCAATACATTTAATATTCTTGTGTCTTGATTGATGTTCTTGCATCTGTGAAGCTGGTTTCCAAGGTGTATCTATTGGTTCATAATCTGTATCCACACAGTCTTCGATTTCTCCTTCAGCTCTATAGTAAATCATTTCCGAATCAATGTCATCAACATCTTCTAATAATTCTGCAAATTCCTCTTTAATAAAAAACTCATCACCTTTTTGGATTGGTGCAAATACTTCAATAAAAGCCAAATCTCTATTCTTTAGCCATGCTTGAGTATCTTTACTTATTGGTATCATAAACATAGTAGCGCCATTCTCAAACGCTTTTACTTGACTACTTGTAAACTCTATACCTTTTTTCATTTCTTATCCTTTTAACTTATGTTATTTTTTCTAATCTTTTTCATACATATATTCTATTTTTCCATATTTTTTATCTAGCGCTTGCTTTTCATTATAGTATATATCAAAGTGCTTATATACTCCTCGAATAAGTTCTGCATCATATGGATTGTTTTTATTACATTCTGTTTCTATCCATGACATATTAGTTACTAGTCTTGTTATTATTACATGAGCTAGTGGATATTCTTTGTTTTCTATTAGCTCATTATATATTGGTGCTTGTTGTCCTATTTTTTTTGCTAGTCTTTCACATGGTTTTGTCATATTAGCATTTAGTGAAAGTATTAGTGCTAGTAGTATTGTTATTGTTTTCATTTCATTATCCAATCTGTTTTTATTTTTGCTATTGATTTACGAAGTGTTATATCTTCATAACCTTTTATTTTATAGTCTTTTGCTAATACAAAGTACCACTTTATACTATTTTTTCTTCTTGGGGATATCCTAGTATAAGTTTCATTTATTAAACTATGTAACGCAAGATTCTTTTTAAACCCTACTTTTTCTATTTGAACATTTGTATAAAATAAATATGTTTCTTCATTTGAGTTATTAAAAGCTACTACTGGATTATCTAGTGCCTCGCCTGTCATTTCTCTTTTACATGGTAAGTTGTATTCTTTTCTTACTCTTACTACTGCTTTTTCTATAGCAGAAAGAGATTTATAACCTAAATCCTCTGCTATTTTTTTTAGGTGTTCCCCTTTTATAAAATATCTTTGGTATATTGCTCTTTCTCTTAGCTTTGCAGTTGCATCACGGTTTTTTATATATTTTGTTTCTCTTATCGCTTGAAATCTCTTAGGATTACTACACATCATTTTCCCTCAAACAACATATTATTAATGTTTATATTTCTTTTTTCACAAAAAATACATATTTCTTCAATTGGGATAGATCCTCTAGATTTTCTAACTCTCAAATTGGTTGCGGTTAATCCTAAAGCTTTTGCTACATCTACATCAAACACAGGACCTTTTTTTTGATGACAAATTTTATCTTTTATTACTTCTATTATTTCATCTAGCGTTTTCATTCTCTTCATATTTATCCTTTGTTTCTCATTTTTTGTTTGTTTTAATTTTCTATTATTTTTAAAAGTTTATATCTTTTTTTCTCTAGAATATTGGATTGTATTCCATTGTCCCAAACTATTACACCATTTTTAAAAACGCCCTTTGTCCCTACTGGAAGTTTTAAAGATGATGTTCCAAAGTCACATTTAACTCTTTTAACTCTCGTGTTTTCTTTTATTTCTATTCCGTTTACATCCGTTATCATATTCATCCTTTGTTTATATGAGATTATTTTAACATACTTTAAAATAAATGTCAAGACTTTTATTTTAATCTTCTTGAATTTGTAAATTTAACCCTGTTTCGCTTTGTATTACTCTTATTGCTGCTAGTTGATAGCCTATAAGGTCTAGGGCTTCATTTCTTGTGGATGTAGTGTTTTTTACATATGTTCCTTCTAGTATTCCACGTTTATTTATTTTAAAAACTTTTTTTTCTGATGTGATTTGCTCAAACCATTCTAGGTCAAAAGATTTATTATGATGAATGAAACCATTCTCATGCGGCTGTTTAGCTAGTCTCTCAAACACTGTATCTTTTGCTTTTGTAGTTGCCACCCATAGAATCTTATCTTTTTCATTTTGTGTTGTTTTAATTTGTCCTATTGGTCTTGCATCATTTGTTTTTACTTCTTTATCATCTCCTTTTAGCATTAAAAAATCTTGTGGATTTGCCCTTACAAATTTTTTAACATAATCTGTTCTTTGCCCTGCCATATCTATAAACCCTCTAAAAATATAAACAGCCCTATTTGAACTTGTGTATAATTCTGTATTTTTTATTTTAAGCAGTTCATCCCATACAAACTTATTTTCTGGATCACCCATAATCTTCCCTGCTTTAATATTATACGATGTTTCGCCCTCACACCATGCAGTTATAAGGTATTCTAGTCTGTCATTTTGTGTATCTACTGTCATCAATAACACTTTTGCATTTTCTGGCACATGTTGATACTCTTCTGCTGCATCCATTAGAGTATTGGTATCTAATTTGATATTTTCTTCTTCAAATGTTTGTCCCAACCATGTATTATAAAAGGCTTTCATTTTTCGTGAATTACCTATTGCCTTAACAAATGTATCAGACATATTAGCCCATGTTGTTGTAGGTTGATATGACAAACCAGCCCATATATAATATCCTCTTTTTTTTCTACCATTTCTATTATATTCAGCTGTTTTATTACAAGTTTTACATAGAGCTTCACCGTTTTTAGAATCTGTAATATCATCTTTATTGTAATACCAGCTTCTATTATCTGTTGGTTTTTGCCACTCACCACAACAATAAAAGGGCGCAGTTTGATACCATCTCCCAGCCTTATCAAGTTTCTTTTTTTCTTTATGCGGGATTCTAGTTTCGCAGTTTTCACATAACATATAAGCAGTATTTGTTAAGTGAACCTTTACACCTTCCCTATATTCTTTATCCCACCTAATATGCTTAAAAAAATCTAGTGCTTGCTCGTATTGGCAATGTGGACATTTCCAATATCTAAATCGTTGATCAGTTTCATTAAATCTTATCTCTGTAAGGTCCTGACCTTTAATCGTAGGAGTTGATCCTATTACTACTTGACCATTCCAATACGACTCAGTTCTTTTTTTTCCTAGTTCATATGGATCACCTTCTCCATCAACATCATGAGGAAATCGTGAAAACTCATCAAAGATAACATCTTTTGCAGTTGCAGAAGCATAATTATTTGCAGACACTCCACCACGGGAAGAAATATATCCACCAATAAAAGATTTTTTATTTAAAGTGTCCGATTCTCTATCTCTAATAATCTTGTCATTTACGCACTTCATATCCCTCACAAGAGGTTTAAACTCATCTTTCGACCAATCAGTCGCTTTCTTATCGTTTGGATGAAATATAAGCGTTGTGGCTGGGTTTTCTGCTATATTATATGCAACCTTGAAGTTTATCATTTTAGTATAACCAATACGAGTTGATTTTAAAAATACAATCAATTCTATCTCATCATCTGTTAATGCAATAAGTGGTTCTTCTTGATATGCGAAAGGTACAAATCTTCCAGTAACCGCTGAACCTTCTGGTGATAGATAACCTTCTACTTTTGCAAACTCCAATCCGTTTATTTTTGGTTTTGGTTTTAGTTCACTAAGTATAAGACTATATATAGATAGTTGTTTTTTATTTAGTTCTGCTGACATATTTCAAACTTACCCAATGCTAGTCTATTTCTTCGTGAAATACACAAATCATTTTCATCTTTTCTGTTCAACTCCAGCAACGCTTGGTCACATTCTTTTTGATCTAAATAGTTGTATTTATTATAAAAGTTATCTGCACCTCTTATTTTATCTTGCAAATCTACCAATGTGTAACATTGAGTATCTTCTTCATATTCAATTGGTCTATTTCCATTATCTGCTTCATAATCTCTTAGACATTTTAAATAGTCTTTTGTGTCAAAGTAATCTTCAAAATCATTGCACTCATCTTGGACACTATAATAAAACTCAACTGATTTTCTTAAACCCTTATCATATTCACAACATGCCTCATAAGATTCGTCTACTGTATATATTCTGCTACATACTAAGTATCTATTATCTCTTGCCATAATATTAAATGTTTCTTTTGTATCTTCAAAAACAATTGTATTCATCCTAAAATCCTTTTCTTATCTCAATTTCTACTCTTGGATTATTTTTATCATATCCATAGTCATAACTTCCTGATATATATTTATCGTTCAAGGGAGCAGTAAAGATAGCATCATTTATACCTTTGGCTACGTTATCAGTATCTCCATGAGTCTTATCTTTATAGTATGCTTTTACGTTTACATAATACTTTTTATTTTTTGCTAGTAACTGATAAGGATATTTATTAAAACTTTTTATAAACTCTGTAATTATTAATTCTTTCCATTGTAAATACCTGTGATAATCTACATCTTTAAACTTTTGTTTTTGAGTTGTTCTTTTGTATGGGATAGGGTTATGTCCATCACAATATACTGTTAGCTTTAAACTATTCATTTATCAACTCATTTAATTCTCTTTGATAATCTTGGGCTTTTATTCTATCCTGCTCATCTGAACCTTTATCACGTAATTTATATTTTAAAATATTACCTTTTAGAAATCCAATGTATTCTTCTTTTGATAAAATTTCTTTCATTAAATCTATAGTTTGAAAATCTCCCCATAATCTATATCTCTTATCTGCTTCTTTATTTTTTGCTTGGTTAGTCTTTAATATCTCTCCTTTTATGATTTTAAAATAATCACTAGGATATGTGTCATTGTGGCCGCTATCATTTTCAACCTCATAATATGTTTTCCCCTCAGACAATATATCTTTTACTACTTTATATATTTTTCCTACTGTTATCTGAGAGAATATACCTGTTTTTATACATTTTATTTCTTTACTCAAATTGTTCTCCTGTTGATTGTATTTGTTCTAATAGCTTATTTATATCATCCGTAACATAATCCTTTATTTGTTTCTGTGACATACCTTCTAAGTTGACTGCGTAATTGTTTGACATATTAATAAAAGTGTTTCTAACTTGATTTGCTAGCGCTGATAATATTTTAATTACATCTTCCTTTTCAAATAGATTATCTTGCTCTTTGATATATTTAATTTCTTCACGTTTTCCTGCGAAGTATTCTTTTACCAAAGATGCTTTTGATTTCAATCCATTAAGCTGTACTGTTTTTAAATTTGAATTTGGATCTTTTATAATATCTTCTATTTGCTGCAACAGTGTTTGCATTTCAGTATCTTCATCATTCCCTGTGTCGACATCCGAGGGAAATGATTTTATATCTTGTTTTTTTATGTCTTTTTTTTCTAGAAATTTTTCTTCTGGTTGCTTTTGAATAAGTGATTTTATTGAATCACCTGGATTATCTGGATCTTTTCCTAAAAACTCAGCAGACTTTCTATAATAAAACTTCTTACCATAAATACACTTAGCTTCTTTTAGCCTTTTTTTATTTTTAGTAATATATGGGGCAGATACTTTTAAACGCTTTGCAAGTTCTGCACCTGTTATTAGTTCATCTTTTTTCACGCTTTAAATCCTATTGCTTTTGCAATACTTAAAAATAATTTTTTTGTTCTTTTTCTCAATTCCCACCTTTGAAATTCATATGAATTTTCTATTATTTCTTCTATTCTTTTATCTATTTTAGTATCTACTAAACCATGTTTTTTAATAAAATCTGTTTCTAATAAAAATTCGTTTATTTTTTCATTCATTTTTTAAATATCCTTTTTTTATTAACTTCTATACCTGTTATTAGTCCACCTTTTTTATTGTTCATAATATTCATACGTTATTTTTATATTTTTTATTGTTGGCATAAAAAAATCATTTATTTCAAAAAATACATGCCTTAAACTATTTTCATATTTCAATATTTCTTTTTTATTTATTGTTTTTTTATTTTATTTATTGTTTTATCAAAAAATATTTTTGATGTTTTTTTGATTTTTTTTATATTGTTTGTGACTCCAATGATAAGACCTTTTGAATACAATATCTTTTCAGCTTCGGCTCTCATATAATTTGATTTGCAGTACCTATCCAAAGCTTCACAGTTATTAAAAATTTGTTTTTCTTTAAAATCTTTACTATAAAACCATATTATTTCATCTTCTTTTAGTATCGGTTCTATTCCTTTTACAAAATCTAAATATTTTTTATTTAAATTACTTTCCACGATTTATCCTTTTTTATTAACTTATATAAAATCATATCATATATAAAATTAACTTCCTTTTAGTAGTTAATAAATAGTTAATTTTTATATGATTTAAATTGTATTCAAACCCTTATACATTCGATTGTTCTTTAAATCTGTAAATTCGCTGTAAACCTCAACAATAAAGGGGCAAAACTTAACCAAATTTAAAAAAAACCAGAATGAGTGGAAAAGCGAGGTTCGAACTATTAGATCGGAAGAGCACACGTCTGAACTCCAGTCACCGATGTATCTCGTATGCCGTCTTCTGCTTGAAAAAAAAAAATAAAAAAAAAAAGACACAGAACAATAAAGAATAAACACAAAAAAAGAGAACATCATAAAACTACAATGATCCTATCACAACTATATAAAACACTGGTCTCA